TTTGATTAATATTAGGTTTTTATATGCACATTAAACTTACAAACGGTACTCCAGCTAAATACACACTGGGACAACTACGCCGTGATAATCCACAGATATCTTTTCCTAAAATAATTCCTGATGAACTATTGGCAAGTTACGATGTATATCCCTACGTCATCCAAGATGTAGAATTTGACCCAGTAAGCCAGAATAAAGTTGAAGGTCAGTTTGCGCAAGTAGACGACCAATGGACTTTACCTATGGTTGCAGAAAATAAACCACAGGCTGAAGTTGAGCAACATGTGCGCTCTGTGCGTGATGAACTTTTAATACTGAGCGATTGGACACAAATGCCTGACAGCCCTTTGAACGATAGCACCAAGGCTTCTTGGGCTACATACCGCACAGCGTTACGCGACATCTCAACACAGACAGGATTCCCGGCTAACGTAACTTGGCCTACTGCGCCTTAACACAGGAATAAAATGATTGATCCAATCACAGCAATGTCGGTAGCAGTAAATGCGTTTGGTACGATCAAGCGCATGGTGTCTGCTGGCAAAGAAGTAGAGGACACTCTTTCACAGATCGGGCGATTCTATGGTGCTGTATCTGATCTTTCGGAAGCAAAACGTCAGGCAGATAACCCTCCACTGTTTAAGAAGATTATTTCATCGAAGTCTGTTAATGAAGAAGCGATGAATACATACGCTCGCAATAAGCGAACTCAGCAGATGGAGCGCGAACTGCGAGAGTTGCTGATGTATACCTACGGGAAAGAAGGCTACAACGAGTTAGTTCAGCTACGCAGGTCTATCGCCGCGCAAAGGGAAAAAACAATCTACCTGCAAGAACGAAAGCGCAAGGCTTTATTTTGGAATAGCATACAGATCACTGGGATAGCTGTACTTGGCTATGCCGTTTACTTTGTATTCGCATTAATATTAGGGGCGATTAATGGCAACGGTTAAGGAGGCGCTGATTCGCATTGAAGAGCATGAGAAGACCTGCTCTATTAGGTATCAGAACATTGAAAAGCGATTAGACGAAGGCTCACAGAGATTCAAAAAAAGCGAGATAATGCTTTGGGGTATTTATCCCCTGATAATCGGTTTATTTTTATTTGAGAAAGGCATACTTTAAATTAGCGGATTTTAGGTCAAATAATCAACTAATGGTAGAATAAACACTAAATGGGTGTGATTATTGACAAGCCACAACATTTGCAAATAGGCCAGGCGGGCGAGTACCTAGCCGCCGCTGCGCTACAAAGTCATTTTCGGACTATAGCATTCCCTGGGATTGCCGCTCCCTACGACCTTATTGCTGAAAGCTATAGCGGTAGTTTCTTAAAATGCCAGGTAAAAGCATCTACGCATATCAACATCGTTCATGGCTGTAGGTACTGGAAATTTAACACTTGTAGGTCTAAAGGCGAGTATCACGAATCTGAAGTTGATTTTTTTGCACTGGTGTCCTTGCCCAGACGGTTAGTATATTTTGTTGGTATTGCTGACGTTATGTACAACCACAGAATTCGTGAGAATGAGATGACACAACGAGCAGAGATTGAAAGTCTAGACAAGGTACTTGGTAAATATCTATGAGTGATTATAAGTTTTTTAGTTATGACGATTTTTCTTGCCAAGAAACTGGTGAGAATTGTATGGAAGATGAATTTATAAAAAAACTAGATGACCTTCGTGAAGCCTGTGGGTGGCCGTTTATTATTACATCAGGGTATAGAGACACCTCTCACTCTGCGGAGATAAACAAAATTAACGGCGGTGGATATCACACCAAAGGTATCGCCGCAGATATCGCCGTTTCGAGCGGCAAGCAGAAGCATGATATTGTCAAAAACGCTACGGCAATGGGTCTGTCTGTTGGAATCGCTAAAACTTTTGTGCATGTGGATAGTCGTATGGACACCGCCGTAATATGGACATACTGAATGAATATATTAACCAGCCTACTCGGTTCAGTCGCAGACGTTGGCAAGACGTATTTAGCTAACAAAGCCGCAGAGAAGCAAGCCAAGCACGAAGCAAAAATGAATGTAATTCAGAACGATGCAGATTGGGAAGCGAAGATGGCTGACGCTTCGGCATCAAGCTGGAAAGATGAATTTTTTAGTCTGGTATTGAGTTTGCCCCTGTTTTTTATCGGTTATGCAATAGTGGTAAATGACATGACGATAATACATAGAGTTGAGCAAGCGTTTGCTGCGCTCAATAACCTTCCAGATTGGTATCAGTATTTATTGTTTATCGCAGTGTCAGCCAGTTTCGGCATTAAGGGCGCTGACAAAGTTATGAACATGAGGAAAAAGTAAATGGCTCTTGAGACAACAACATATATTGACGGTTTAGTTACCACTAACCCTACATCGAGCGATAATGTAGGCGATGGCGATAATCATATTAGACTTTTAAAATCTGCCATAAAAGCCACACTACCTGGTGTAACAGGAGCAATAACAGCAACGCACACACAGATAAATACTGGCGTTACTTTGTCGAATGAAGCAGATAGCGCAAATACTGCAAGCGCAATAGTTAAACGTGATGCATCCGGTAACTTTATAGCTTCAGGGATTACAGCTAATTTAACAGGCAATGTAGTTGGTAATGTAACGGGTAATTTAACAGGCACTGCTTCTAATGCGACTTCCGCTACATCGGCTACGCAAGCTACTAGACTGTCCACTGCAAGAGATATAATTTTGACAGGTGATGTGACGGGTACTGCGTCTTTTCGAGGCGACAGCAACGCAACAATTACAACAACTGTGGCAAACAACTCACACTCCCACACCATAGCTAATATTACTGGCCTACAAACAGAACTAACAAGAATTGAAAACACGGTGTCCGGCGCAGCCGTTGCCGCCGCAGCAAAATGGTCAACACCAAGAACTATTTCATTGGCGGGTGACGTTACCGGGTCTGTGTCAATCGATGGGTCTGCAAACGTGTCGCTATCTACAACCGTTGCCGATAACTCACATGATCACACCATATCTAATGTTACCGGCTTGCAAAGCGCCCTTAACGCCAAGCTTTCATCAACCAGCAACGCCGCATCGGCAACAAAACTTGCAACCTCTAGATCAATTTCATTAAGCGGCGCGATAACTGGAAACACACAATTTGACGGGTCGGGTAATGTAACGATCTCAACTACAAGCAATTTAAGCACTGCAAATATTAGCGATTTTGCTACAGCTTCGGCTTCCGCTTCTGCCACAGGTGCATTAGCGGCGTATCCGGTTGGCGCAATATTTACATCTACAGTCGCAACGTCTCCGGCGGTATCGATAGGCGGTTCTTGGATCAGCTTTGGGGCTGGCCGAGTTTTAGTGGGATTAGATAGCGGTGACGCTGATTTTAATACCGCGCAGGAGACTGGCGGTGCTAAGACTCATACATTGACTGTAAATGAAATTCCATCACACACGCACACTGTAACAGCAATGGCAAGTGTATCTGGGTCGCTAAATACAACGGGTAGTAGCCCTAAAAGTGCGTCAGGAAATATTACATCTAGCGCCACAGGTGGGGGTCAAGCGCACAACATTGTTCAGCCCTATATTGTCGTGTACATGTGGAAAAGAGTATCGTAAATGGCGTATATCCCGCTTCGAAAAATAGGATCAGGCGGTATTGTCACTGATCAAGACCCTTACGATTTGGAACTCACACAATTCCCCGCTGGAAATAATGTGCAGTTTCACGATGGTCGGATTGGGAAAGCGTTAGGACACACATTAACCACTGCGTTGCCGGTCGCACCAACGCACATTCAAGGGTGGAGATACAGCGGTAACAACACTCTTGTAATTGGCACACTTAACAATATATACCGATTCAACGGTTCAGCCGTGACTAATGTTACGAAAACATCAAACTCAACTAACTATTCCAATTCGCCCCGGTGGCAAAGCGAGCAGTTGGGTTTTGCAATGATGTTTAATAATGGGGCAGACACGCCGCAGTTTATGTATCCGACTGGAAGTAGATTTGCTGATTTACCAAACTGGCCTAGCGCGGTAACAAGCAAGTGTATAAAGCCTTACAAGTCTTTTTTGATTATGGCCGGTTATGAAACATCGGGAACTCAGCACCCGTACACCGTTCGCTGGTCGGATGAGTACGACCCAAGCAGTGTGCCAACCAGCTATGATATCGCGTCTACTACTAATTTAGCAGGCAGTAATACGTTGTCAGGTAACAACGGTGAGTTGATCGACCAGATGACACTAAATAATTCTCAGCTAATTTATGCCGAAAATGGCGTTTTTGCGATGGATTTTATCGGCGCACCATTTGTTTTTAGTTTCAGAGAAGTATTTAGCGATGATGGAATAATTAACCGTGGCGCAGTCGCCTCGTTTTTTAACAAACATCTGGTTGTGGGAAATAACGATATATACGTCCACGATGGTAACCAAAAAGAAAGTATCGTTGATAAGCGAGTTGGAAGAACATTTTTTAATGAACTTGGAGATACACGTTCTGTTTTTTGCCACACGATTGATGAGCGATCAGAAGTTTGGATTTGTTATGCAGACAATGACGCAGTGGATCAGCTTACAGCTAACCGCGCATTAGTATACAACTGGACTCAAAATGCATTTACATTCGTAGACTTACCTAACACCCGCGCTTTGACCGATTCAGATGTTATTAACACTGACGGCGCTTGGCAAAACATATCTGCAACCGAAACATATGCAAACACAAGTAAATATTGGTCTACTTCAAGCTTAAACACGCAATCTAAAGGTGTCGGGGTTTTCGCGGTTGGCCCTGTTGAAAATAAAGTGTATCGGTTGAACGATAGCCACGCATCGGAGGGCGCTGTATTAAATTCTTATCTTGAAGCAACTAAAATTGATTTAGATGTAGTTCTTGGTAAATCTAATAATGCGATAAAACAAATAGTGAGTATATTGCCGCAGATCGAAGGCCAGGGAACATGCAATATATCAATTGGTACTAGCGATGCCCCGCAAGCTGGTGTCTCTTGGAAAACACCGATAACGTATGATATCGAGTCAGATCACAAAATAGATGTAAGAGCCTCTGGCCGTTATTTTGCACTGAGAATTGAAAGTGCAAATTCCGCAGACTACTGGCGTTTGACTGGTTTAGATATTGACGTTTCAGAGGTGTCTGGCCGATGAGTTATCAACTAAGCCCCACATCAGCAAGCACGGTAAATGACCTTCGCGGTTGGATAAGTAACGAACTAATACGGGTTGGGTTAGCAATCTCAACTGATTCGCAAACAACAATACCAGTAATAAATGCAGAACCTTCAAAGCCGCAAGTTGGGCAGATTGTTTTTGCTGACGGTACAAATTGGAATCCCAGCGGCGGTCGTGGTCTGTATTACTACGACACCGGCGGTTGGGTAAAAATAGCATAGGAATAACCAATGGGATTTTCATTCAGCACAAGTAAAAGTAAAAACCAATCCAGTAGCAATGCGAACACTTACGTTGATCAGAGTCAGCAGCCGTATCTTGATGACATTCGCAATCAGGCTCAGTCGCTAAACAACCAAGGCGGTATGCCGGTAGAGGGCGTTGCTGGTTTAAACCAGACGCAGTTAAACGCTATAGGTTTAGCTAATCAGGCTGGGCAGATGCAGGCGGGTGCGGGTGCTAACGTCATGGGGCTTGGGGCCGCTCAGACGGCAGGCACAGGTGCTGCAATGAATTACGCAAGCGGCGCTATGGGTGGTAACGCTAACGCAGGTATTAACACTGCTATAGGCGCAGGTAACGCTTACTCTGGCGGTGTAATGAACTTAAATGCCGCTCAAGGCGGCGGTGTAAATCATAGCATGGCCTCAAAAATGGCTGGCAATGCAAGTCAGATGCAAGGCGCTAGGAACAACGGGATAGACATGGGCAACGCTAGGGCCATTGGTGGTCTGGCGCAGAACTCAACAGCCGCATCGGCTAACGGGTTTAACGCTAACACCGCTACTCAGGCTGGCGGCTTGGCGACTGGTGCAGGTATCGCACAGAACCAGGGCATCAACACTAACAATCTTAACAGCTACATGAATAATAGCGTGTTAAACGGTCAGATAGATGCCGCTAGTAGAGATATTGTTCGCAACCTTAACGAGAACCAACTCACAGGTATTGCATCTCAGGCCGCTGGAACAGGCAACAGCGGGTCAAGCCGTGCTGGTGTTGCGGCGGGTATCGCTATGCGCGGTGCGGCTGATCGGGTTGGCGACATATCGGCCAACATGCGTGGGCAGGCTTACAACGCTGGCCTAAACATTGAGGCTGGACGCGCCAACCAGAACGCCCAACTTTTGCAGGGCGGCAACCAGTTCAATGCAGGCGCTCAAAACAGCATGACAAGTCAAGGTCTGGGTATTGCGGGTAATCAGTCGAGTCAGAACGCTGGGTTCCAGCAGCAGACAAATCTTGCAAATCAGAATGCTGGCAACGCAATGATGAACACGGGGCTTAACATCGCCTCCGGTGCGGCATCTCAGAACGCTGGTTTTGGTCAGCAGGCCAATAGCGCGAATATGAACGCGCAGAATCAGATGATGGGTCAAGGCTACCAAATTGGCGCAAGTCAGTTGGAGGGTAATCTTAATCGGTCACAGCAAGCTGGCATTGGGAATCAAAACGCATACAACACTGCGCGACAGTTCGGTACAGGTGTTGGGTCAAATGCCTATAACACTAACCTTCAAAACCAACAATTTGGCGCAAACATGGCTCAGAACATCGGCCAGCAGGGTGTTAGCAACATGCAGACTGGTCAGAACATGATGAACACTGGCATCGGTATGGCACAGGGCGCTGGAGATCAGCAGAGAGCATACGAGCAACAGCTAATGCAACAGCAGTACCAGCAGGGTATGGCTCCATACAACTCCTTGAACTTCTACAACAGCGTTGTGGGTGCGCCAAATAATCTAAGCACTGCAACCTCACAGTCAACTGGCAAATCCAAGTCTAGCGGCTTTGGTTTCGGTTAAGGAGAAATATTAATGGCGCGTATGTTTGATATGTTGCGTGATCCCTCAGAGGCGCAGACCAATGAGGACGCAAACTACAAAGTAAAGCTGAATATGGCAGACGAGATTCGTAATCTCCCTGTTAGAACAGCTACTTCCCCCCAAGATGCTGCGTTGTACGAGCAGGCTGGTTTTGTGCCTGGTGTTAAACCCAACACATATGTGACTCCACAACGCGCTCAAGCTTTACGCATGGCAGAACGGGAGAATCAGAAGCAACTTGCCCGTGAACAACTGCACGAAGAAAAGCAGAACAACCCGTTCTTTAAAATCGGAGACACGCTTGCGGATACAGGTAGGTTTTTCCTTTCACCGCTGTTTTGGTTGTCTGGCGAAGACACGACAAAGTACGATCCGTCAGCCGTTCTCCGTTCTGGTTACCAAAAGCGATTTGATGAATCGGTTAGGTACACTGAGGAACTGTATGGGAAAGTTATGCAGGCTGGTGAGCTACGAGACAAGTACCGTGAAACGCTGAGAACAAACAACGCAACAATCGCAAACCAAAAAATTCAGTCTCGTTTTGCTGGTATGAGTACCCCTCAAAAAGAACTTCTAAGCTTCGCAATGAATAGTGGGCCAGAGAATTTAGCGTTGTACAACGCAGGCACATCAGAGGCATTCAATCAGTTAAATAAGAACATGATGCTGGCGACTGACAAAGCCATTCCTTTGTTTGGGGTGGACGGCAGTCAAATAATTGTTCCGAAGATGATAAATGAAACATTCAACAAGTACGGAACACGATTTGATCAGGCGGTAGCCCCCGCTAATGAAGCATTCTCTGCACTAGATAAGTTACGAGCGGCGCTAAACGAAAATACTCCACTCGCAGAGGTTGCAGCGGTTACGCAGTTCAACAAGGTTCTCGACCCAGGTTCTGTTGTTCGTGAGTCTGAAGTTAAATTGACCGCTGAAGCCAGAGGTATTTATGACGATCTAATGGTGAAAATTAACAACGTAGCAGAAGGCGATGTCTTGGATGACCAGCAGGTGAAAGATATGTTGGCCCTTGCTGATTCTTTAGGCGCTGTTTATGAAAAGTCGTACAACAACACCCGCGATGACGCTGAGTTTAAGTTTACCAACTCAGGCTACGGCGACCAAAATGTGATCACCCAGTACCTTGGATCGCGCAGAAAATTTACACCGCGCACTCCGCAGGGAAACACAAACACCATAATAGTTCCAGGACTGCAACCAAGCGCCACAAACGACAGCAGTTTGATTCAATCTGATTTAGAAAAATACTACACGGAGTGATAAGGCTATATGGAACTAAATACCACTAAACTTTTAGCCGCCATAGACCGTGCGGCTGCAGAAAAAGACACCGCAGCCGTGACAAGGCTTACTAAGTTGCTGCCTAATCCAGCAGAAGCCCAGCCAAGGTCGATAGACAGTAGCACTGGCGCAGGCATAGGTACTCGCGCTGTTGTTGGTAACGCGAGAACACCACAAGATAAACTTGCGGCCATGCGGAACCACTACCCAGAAGCACAACCTTACGGGCCAGAGGGTGGAAATTTCATTTTTAACAGCCGCGAAACTGGGCAGCCAACGCTTTACAACCCACCAGGTATGATGCCAGAACTGGGAGATTTTGCGGAGTATGGCCGCGACATCACCGCAACGCTTGCTGGTACAGCCGCAGGGGTTATAGCATCTCCCACAACAGTGGGGGCAGTGATTCCTGCTTCAGCGGCGGCAGCAGGCACTGGCGCACTTTATGACGCTGCTGTGAATGAATATTTTGGCGGTGTCGATTCCAGAGATGTTGGAAGCAGAACAGTCGATGGTGCAATTGAGTTTGCGACAGGTTTAATTCCTTTTGAAAAGGCTCTTGGCCCCGCAAAAGATTTTGTTGTTCCGCGATTTAGAAACATGATGACCAACGCTAACCAAGCGGTGATAGATGTTGCAAACAAGTACAACATAAACGCAACGGCAGGAGTTCTTGGCAGCCGTTTTATGCAGGGCTTAGATGCGGCAAGTCAAAAGGTTTTAGGTGGCGTGGATGCCTGGGAGAAGTCAGCCAACGAGATGATGGAAGGCGTTGGTCGAATGATTGACGATTTCCACGTTAGCTTGGGCGGCAAGTCAAACCCAGAAGCGGCTGGTCAGCGGTTGATCAACAAAGCCCAGAAGTATTTCGACAATTTCCAAACTACTTCTGAGGACATGTATAAGTTAGTAGACACATTAATACCTCAAGGGGCCAGAGTACCGGCGCTCAGTACGAGGGATTTCTTATCGAATTACCGTGACCGCTTTGCAAACGACCCTGCTTTCCAAAAAATTCTTCGTGACCCTACCGTTGGCGCACTCGCAGATGCGGCAGAAGATGGTATGGAGGATTTAGGATATAAAACTTTGGCTGATCTGAGAACTTTAATCGGCGGCAAAATACAAGATCGAGACACTATCGGTGATCTATCGCAAAGCCAAATGAAACAACTGTATAAAGCATTAACTGAAGATATATTCGCCGGTGCTGCTGATTTTGGAGATGACGCACTGGCGGCTGCTAGAAATGCAAATGACTTCTACCGCGCTGGATCGCTAGTCATTGAAGATGTGGTCGAGCCAAACTTTATGGTTGGTGGAAAATGGGCAACAGCTAACACGGCTTTTAACCAAATCAGGAAACAGGTTAACGATCCCGAAAAGCTAAGAAACATTCAGGCGTCGGGTGTTTTAGAGGAAGGTGACTTTAACCAGGTTGGGTCAGCGATATTAGAGGATGTAGGTGCAGCTACCAGGGGCGGGCAGAACGCAACAAACGACAGGTTATCGCCGGGTCGGATAATATCACAAACAGACAAAAGTGTTATCCCAGAAGGCTCTAGAGACATCCTGTTTAACGGGACATCAAAAGAAATCATGGAAGACATGCGGGTGTTCGGAGAAGCAGTCCAAGGCGTTGAGGGTTTAGTTAACCGATCTAACACCGGCAACATGCTGGGAGCGCAGGCATCTATGGTGGCAGGTTTTACGACTGACCCGCTAACTGCAATATTAACAGTTGTCGGCTCTGTGGCGATCCCATTTGCGGTTTCCAGAGGCATATCATCTCAGTGGCTGAAAGATTGGATGCGTAAAGCGCCAAAAGAGGCAAGCGAGACGGCTATGGCTGAGTGGAAAGCAAGCGGTATGAGAATAGCTACCACCCAGGGTGTCGCGCCTTTCTTCCAAGCGATGCTGGATTTAAGTGATGAAAACACAAGCAGCAGAGGGGCGTTAGAAGAATGAGTTTACTGTCTTTGATCCAAGAAGCGTCAGCATCAATGGCGACTAAAATGTCATCAATCACCGATGCAGCCAGCGGTGTTTATGACGCATCACCTCTTGGAAAAATAGAGGAAGGATTCGACTCGCTTGAATATAAATTTAACAATTCTCCTTTGCACCAGTCCTTTGCAGGTGGTGATTACGGTTCCGGTAAACACGGTGCGTCTAACTTTGGTCAGTCAGGGATGTCCTCCAACGCTGACGGATATGTTGACGCAACTAATCAACTGCAAAGCGTTATGCAGCAGGGTGGGATTTTGAACCCCGCAGTGTCTCAACTACAGAGCGGTGGCCCTGCCGCAGTCACAAACGCTGCGCTTTTGAGTGGGTACGATATCCCTGTCGTTACCACTCCGGTGAACCCTTATGACGGTAAAGCTGACGAGTTGAACGATTCCCCAGAGGATG